GCAGTTCAACCCGAATCAAGATCTCTTCTGGTCCTGATTCCCGTTGCGCCCGCTGTCTTGCAGCAGGGTCACTACGGAGAGCTCTCTACAGAGCAGTTCAGATTGTCTACCGGGAATTCGAGATTCCTGGCGATCTTCCAGTTTTTACTGGTCCGAATTGCTTTGTCCTGCGAGAGCAGTGGGATGCCGCGGCCGGCAAGCTTGTTAAGCTTGCGCCACGTTTGACGAGTCGTCGGCTTTTTAGGCTGACTTCCACTCTCAAGTCGTGTAAACGCTTGTTTGATGTGGAGTGCTCGTTTTGCGACCGTAAGGCCGCTGCGTCCGCTCGAAGTAAGTGGAGTGAGGCCGTTTCCGGCCCTTCCTTTTTACCGGAGAATGACTTGAGAGGCTGCCCGCAGCTTCTTCGTCGTCATGTCACTCGGCTTACTGAGGGATGGGGTGAGCGTTTGAGAAGTGTGAGAGATGGCTGGGGTGACCCCAGTCTCGCGAACACTTACGTCCCTGACCAGCAGGGTTGTTTTGAGACCAAACGGCATGAAGGAGGAACACTGGCTACCTCGGAGGCCAGTTATTACCCCACTGATCGCGCTTTGCGTGTCGGTGTTGCCAAGACAAAGCGTAAGTATCGTGTTGTTACGATGCAGACAGCTCGCGCTAAGCGTGTCCTTACCCCTGTCCATAACGCCCTGTACGACCACATCAGTTCTTTCGACTGGTGTGTGCGAGGGGACGTAAGTTCCGCCACTTTCGAAGGCATCGTTGCCGATCGACGCCCCGGTGAGTCTTTCATCTCCGGGGATTATGCTTCAGCCTCTGACGGGATTTACCCGTGGGCTACTGCTGCAATGGTCGATGCCTTGTTGGAGGATCCGTCGTTGACGGACCTCGAGAGGAGGTGTCTGAGGGATAGCTTTGAGAACCTGTTTTGGGTGTCGAGAAAGGGTGTTAGGCATCCGATCGTTCGCGGTCAGATGATGGGTAGCCTTGTAGGCTTCCCGCTGCTCTGTCTCCTTAATAAGGCGTGTTTCGATATCGCCTGTGACATCTATTACGGGTCTCCTCAGAAGGGAGAGTCTTTTAGGGTGGGCCGTTTTAACGGTGATGATTGCTGCTTTGCCGGCAATTCGGAGTTCTTCGCCCTCTGGCGCGAAGTCACGTCCACCTTCGGACTCGTTGTGAATGAGGAGAAGACGGGTAAGAGTGATCGATTCATAGAACTGAATTCCAACGTCTACGACGCTAGACAGAAAAATATGATCGCAAAACCAGTCCTCTCCTTTCTCCGCCCGGATCGAAAGAGTCCCGATGACATTCTTCCCGAGGTTATTCGAGGCGTTTCAACACTGAGACCCGACGTTCGGCTGTGGGTGATAAACGATCTCATGCGTCATGAGATAGCATCGCGCCAGATCAGCGTTCAGTCGCTTTCACGTCGTTGGCTTCGGATTCTCGTAAAGAAGAAGTGGTTTCGGTTGGCCCTGGTCAACCCGCCGGAAGTTCGCGG